ATATTCTCTACCAAATAAGAACCATGAGAACAACTCCGCTTGTTCTGTAAAATCAGCTAATCTTCTATCTTTACTTGGATCAGTATTAATCATAAATGTAGTAAAAGTCTGAGATTCTTCTCTTAAATCTTGTTGATAAGAAGTATTTAATTGATTCTGTAAAGTTTCTAATGCTTGATTAATTTGTCTAAAATTATCAACAGTATAAGGATCTTGTGGTTCCGGTATAAGAATATTTATTTTAGCCATTATGTTTGTGGAGCACTTCCGCCTCTGCCGTCTGGTTGTATATCCACTCTAAATATACCATAACGCCAATTGTCATTAAGTGCATCATTTTCAATTTTTATTGACGCAAGTCTCCCTCGCGCGCGCGTGTCTATCTTATCTGTTGTTGAAGATACTGTAAAGGGTCCCACAGTTGTTTGTCCCTGTGCCGTGGTTGAATCTGCTGGGTACGCTTTAAAGAATAAGGTTACTTTTGTATTACCCTCTATATATTTAAAGTCAGGAATAAATCTTCTTATTTTAATAAAAAATTCACCATCACCTTCTATATCTAAATCAAAGTCCCCTGATCTAATAAAAGCAGGTATTGTAACGTTTGTTACGTTTGTGCTTGTTAAATTAATAACTTCATTCACACCTATCTCATGTGCGAATACATAACTACCTCCATTACTAATACCATTTACTGTAGGAGTATTTGGAGTTAAAGTGTTTATATATTTAGTAGCACTTGGATACTCTAATACATGAGCATCTTCATATGTTGTTCTTGCAAGTGTTCCTGTAGTCCAAGACTGAAGTTTATAATTATAAGTAACAACTCGATCTATTTCTGTTGATGAGGCTTTTGGATAAAACCAGTTGATCTCTGTAAATAAGCTATTATGTCCTGCAAACACTGTTTCACCGTTTGTAAAATTAAGTCCTAAAGAATCTCCTGTTGTAGTAAATACAAAGTCTTCAACTGAAGATGGTAATGTTTTAACAGTTCCATCAAATACAAAGAAATTACCAGAATCACCCATCCAATACACAGCACCATCTACAAAGACTGCTGCATGTTGACCAACACATCCGCAATTAGATCCAACTTGACGTATGCTAAATGTAAAAGGCGGTCCTACAAATTGCATTGTATAAGCTGCTTCATCTGTTAAAACTAATATATAATCTTTACCTTTAACAGCAGCTACAATTCTACTACCATTATCTAATCTAAATGTACCTGCAGTGTTGGTAGAAGTAGGTTCATAAATCTCAATATCTTCTTGATCTGAAAACCTAATAAACATTGGATCTTGAGAAGAAGGAGTTCCTATAATTGTTTCAGTTCCAAAATGAATTAAATGCCTATCTCTATCTGATACTCTTGTTAAAACTGTTGCTGTAGGGTTATTTGGCACAAGAGCTGCTCTTGTATTTACTCCTGTTCCTGCAGTAGGAGCCCATGAAAAAGTTTCTCCATCTTTAATTGTCGCTATTAATAATTCTCCAAAATTATCTAAAGACCAATTACCAGCTTCAATAGTTGTGTTAGAAACTGTTCTTGAAGTTCCCCAAGTATCTAATCCCCATGTTCCTGCTCCCCATCCATAACCAAGTGTCGCGGCAAGTGGGCCAACGATAACATATGGATTTGTTATAAGTGATCCACCTGTAGTAACTCCTGTTCCTGTTTCTGTAACAGGCATAGTAATTGTAAAGGTATTTGCAGTTGGTACTGTTTTAACTTCAAATGAATTAGTTTCAAAATTAGCTGTTGTAAAACTTGTTGTAGTTGGTCCAGGTGTTGAGACACTTGAAAATTTAATTAAATTACCAACTTCAAGACCGTGTGCATTTTTAGTAATTGTAACTGTTGCGGAACCTGTAGTTGATGTATAAGTACAACTTGTTAGTGCTGTTCTAAGCGGTGTAATATCATAAAACACTTCATCAAAAAGAATGTATAAAACTTTATCTGTTCCAATAACCACATAACGTCTACCCGTTAAATCAAACCAAGAATGTATATCTCTGGCTGCACCTACTAATATAGATGAGTTAATTTGTTCCCAACCACCTATCTTTTCAGGTGATCCGTATTGAAAACGAACATTATCTCCATCAATCCAACGTCCCTCTGCTTGAGAGGCTGTATCATTCTTATCAAAGCCTGGAGGTAAAGGTATCTTTTTTAATGGCATATTTATGCCTATTATATCACTTAATTAACTACGTTTAAACTTTGCTTGCTTTTTGATTTTTTATTTTTACCTAATTTATAGCCCATAAAGAATGAAAAAGCTATAAATAATAAAACAAGCAGCGTGTGCCAGATATAAAACATTATTACACGCTATATTTGGTTCCAGATTGAATTAATAGGATCCCATACTTGTGTAACACTTTGATCAAATTCTTTTCTTGCTTTCCATGTTTTGTCTTCTTCAATCCAAAATATTACGTAAGGTTTTTCTTCATTGTTTTCTGTGTAATTAATAATTGAAGGATATTCTACAGGTGCTTTCCAATCATCATTATTATTTAAATACCAAGATGGAAAAGGTCTTCCAGTAATAAATCTATCTTTTGTAAAGTCATAACAAAAACCTTTACCTGCAAATTGTTTTCTAAATTTATTATTATAAGATGTTTGTTTCCAAATACCTCCTTTAAATAAATTTTGACAATAGGTTTCACCATCAGGATGCATATCATTTTCTCCTAATGAACCATTAGAAGTTGGTATATCATTACCAATAACAACTACTTCTTTTACAACCCATATTTTTTGAGATGGATTATATTGATCTGTTTCTTCTTCTAATCTTGCAAAATGTGCCATAATTTTTATTAAATAAAAACATTATACATTAGTTTTTAGCACTAGTCAATTTAAAATTTTTAAACCAACTAGGAAGGCCTATATAAGGCCTATTATCTAATTTGTTTTGGATTGCTTGTTTATTTTTTGTATCATTATAATGTAAAAAAACTTGAACACAGTTTTTCCCTGTAAAAGATTCTCTCCAATGTTCTAATTCACATCCTTTATACACTAACATATCTCCTGGAGATAATTCAACTTTAATTCCATCCATTCCTTCTTTCCCTGTCGGATCTAAATAAATTGGCCATGGATCTCCACCTAGATTTAATGTTGTAGATATTTCACAACTAAACCTATCTTTATGTCTAGCAAGTATATCTCCTTTTTTGTAAATTCTTGCATAAGAATAATTTTCAATTAATTTTAAATTTGTGGCTTTTTCCATTGTTGATTTTACTTTTAATAATAAAGTTTCCATAACAATATCTGCATAATGTGAATATGTATTTGGAACTTGTGGATCTGTCCAAACACCAAACATTGTTTCAAATGGTGAAATATATTTTTGATCAAAAAGTATTTTTGCAACTTCTCGTTTATTTATAAAATAAGCATATATAAAATCAGATAATTCTTTACTAATTACATTTTTTATTATTAAATAATTATTTTTTTTAAAAGACATATTTATTCTCCTTTTTAATTATTTATATGGATATCCTAAATTCCATATTACTAAACTATACCTTGTTCCTTTTGTAACTTTTCTTACTCTATGCCATAAAAAAGAAGGAAAAACAACTAAAGAACCTTTTTCTTTTATTTCTTTTAAAATCACAGTTTTAGTTTTTTTATCAGGATTCTCCTCATTCAAACCAAACTCTAATTCACCACCTGAATATTCACTTTCATTTGATAAAGACACTGTCACTGATAACTTTCTTATTTTATTATGAATATTTAAATCATTTAAATTATCATAAGGATGCTCCCAACTATCTTTGTGCCAATCATAAAATTGTTTTTTATTATATTTTGTAAATTGACATGATTCCGACCAATCCCATTCAAAGTTCCAACCTGCTCTACGATTTGCTTCATGTACATATGGATGAATAGCATTATAAATCCATTTATCATTTAACCATGCAATATTAGAATTTCTTAATTTTTTTAAATCTTTTACTGTTTTATCATCTAATATTTTTTTTTGTTCATTTCCTGTTAATGCTAATTGTTCTTGTTTTGATTTTCCATATTTTAAAATATCATCACATATTTTTTCAGGAATTGCTTTTTTAAAATAATAAAAATAATTATGTAGGTTCATTTTATAAATTTTTTTGGTCTAAGTTTATTTCCTAATTTCATTAATTTCCATGCCATATTTACTATATAATTTTGAGGCATGCAACGTTTGTGTGCTTTATTTAATTCTTCAGTCCACTCCAATCTTTTTAATTCAAAATCATCATTTAGTTTATTACTTAAAAATTTAACGTAATACAAGGGTTGATTTTCTTTAATTTTAATTGGTTTTTCATC